ATTATATATATTTTTTAATTTAAATTCTAATTCTTTTATTTTTAATTCTTTATTTTTTTCTTTTAAATCAGATATAGCTATATCCATTTATATATAATAATTTTAAAAACTTTTATTTAAAATCTTTAAAAATATTAAAATATTGATTATATATTATTTAGAATGGAAAATAATAATTCAGAATATTTATTATCAGAAGAGCATAATCGTTATGTTTTATTTCCAATTAAAGACCATGAAGTATGGAAAATGTATCAAAAAGCAGAAGATTCTTTTTGGAGAGTTGCAGAAGTTGATCTTAGTAAAGATTTAGATGATTGGAATAGTCTTAATAATAATGAAAAACATTTTATATCAATGATATTGGCATTTTTTGCATCAAGTGATGGTATTGTTTTAGAAAATTTAGGCGTTCGTTTTATGAATGAAGTAGCATTACCAGAAGCAAAAGCATTTTATGGTTTTCAAATTATGATGGAAAATATTCATTCATTTATGTATAGTCAATTAATTGAAACTTATATTAAAGATGAAACCAAAAAAAATATATTATTTAATTCATTAGAAAAATTTGAATGTATTGCTAAAAAAGGAAATTGGGCAATTAAATGGATAAATGATCAAAAATCAGATTTTGCAACTAGATTAGTGGCTTTTGCATGTGTAGAAGGTATATTTTTTTCAGGTGCTTTTTGTGCTATATATTGGCTCAAAAAACGTGGATTATTACCAGGTTTAACATTTTCAAACGAATTAATAAGTCGTGATGAAGCTTTACATACAGAATTTGCTATATTATTACATTCGAAATTAAATAATAAATTATCAGAAAATAAAATTAAATCTATTATTATGGAAGCTGTTGAAATTGAAAAAGAATTTATTTGTGAAGCGTTACCTTGTAATCTTATAGGTATGAATAGTAAACAAATGACACAATATATAGAATTTGTATCTGATAGATTAGCAACTCAATTAGGAATTGAAAAAATATATAATTCAAGTAATCCATTTGATTTTATGGAATTAATAAGTATTGATGGAAAAACTAATTTTTTTGAAAAAAGAGTAAGCGAATATGCATTAGCTACAAAATTAGAGAATAAAGATGAAGCATTTGCGTTTGAATGGTAGTAAAAATTAATATTAATTTAATATTAATTAAATATTAATTAAATATTTTGTATATAAATATATATTTTACATATATTTATATGTGTGGTATTTCTGCTATAATATCTAAAAATAATTCAAATATATTAAATTTATTAATAGATAGTTTAAAATTAATAGAAAATAGAGGATATGATTCTATTGGTATTGGATTTTATGATATATCTAATAATTCTTGGATTATTGAAAAAACTCTAAATAATTGTGATTATTTTAATTCAATACTAGATAAATATAATAGTTCTATAGCTATAGGACACACTAGATGGGCTACTCATGGTGGTATTACTTATGATAATTGTCATCCTCATTTATCTATGAATAAAAGAATTATGGTAGTACATAATGGTATTATTAATAATTATTTAGAAATAAAAAAAATTTTAATTAATAATAATTATGTATTTTATTCAGAAACAGATACCGAAGTAATTGCTAATTATATAGAATATATTTTATTTAATAATGATATAGATTTAATTACTATAATTAACAATTTAAAAAATATTTTTATAGGAACTTGGGGTCTTGTTATAATTGATTGTAATAATCCTAATGAATATTATATATTAAGAAATGGATCTCCGCTTGTTTTAGGAATGAACGAAAAATTAATTATGATTTCATCTGAAACAAGTGGTTTATTATCATTATTTAATAATTATATTTCAATCGATAATAATGATGTAATAAAAATAGATAAAAATGGTTATTTATCTAATATAAAATACAATATTATTAATTTAACAGAAAATTATTCAAATAATACACCAGAGCCATTTAAATATTGGATAGAAAAAGAGATAAATGAACAACCAGTAAGTATATTAAATGCTATTAATAATGGAGGACGTATAAAATTTAATAATATTATACTAGGTGGCCTAGTATCTTTAAAACAAGAATTAAAAAATAATTATTATAATCATTTATTAGTTTTTGGATGTGGAACTAGTTATCATGCTAGTATGTTAAGTAAATTTTATTTTAATAATAATTTATTAAATAAATTTCAAACTATAAAGCATATTGATGCTTCTGAATTTACTTTATATGATTTACCATGTATTGATGATAAAGTAATTTGTATATTTTGTAGTCAATCAGGTGAAACATATGATATTATAAAATGTATTGAAATATGTAAAAAAAGAAATTATTATTTAATAGGTGTAGTTAATGTTGTAAATTCTTGTATTTCTAGATTAGTTGATTGTGGTGTTTATATTAATAGTGGACGTGAAATATCGGTTGCATCTACTAAATCTTTTACAAATAGTTTAATAATATTATCATTAATTGGTATGTGGTTTTCAGAAAATAAATATAATTTAAAACAAATAAATACTTTAAGAAAATTAAATATATTTTGTGAAAATATTATTAATAATAATGAAATAAATAGTCATATTAGTAATATATCAAAATTTGTTATTGATAATAATATAAATAATATGTTTATATTAGGTACTGAAAAATTATATCCTATAGCAAAAGAAGCTTCATTAAAGATTAAAGAAATTAGTTATATACATGCTGAAGGATATTCTGCATTATCTTTAAAACATGGTCCTTTTTCATTATTAGATAAAACAAATATAACTTTTTTATTAATACAAGAAAAATTTACAGATAGATTATTATCAACTTATAATGAAATCATATGTAGAAATACAAATGTTTATATTGTAACAGATAATAAAAATATAAATATAAATAAAAATATAATATTTATTGAAAAAATAGATTATTATGAAGAAATATTATTTAATATTTTTTTTCAAAAATTAGCATTTAATTTATCTATACATAAAAATATTAATCCTGATAAACCAAAAAATTTAGCAAAAGTAGTGTCAGTTGAATAACTATATATAAATCTTATAATAATCTATCTATTTTTTCTTTTTATACATTATATTAATGACATATAATCAAGATGATAATAATTACATTGTTCCTGATTTAGTTGGATTTTTATCAGATATAGGAATTTTTAATATTAAATTTGATAATTTAATTAATAATGTTTTAAATATTTCATTACCAGACCCAAGTTATGGAATAAGATTAGGAAAATCATTTATATCTGATACATCAAATCGAATTATTCCTATACAAGCAATATGGCCAAATGGTGAATATTTAACAGGTATTGTTATAGGAACAATAGAAGATATTAATTGGAATTCATTAATACAAGAATCAGATTATTTTTTATATGATGCTGAAGCTGGTAATAAAAAAGTAGCACAAGCATCTTCTATTTCTGCCGGATTAAAAGGAACAAATAACTGGATAACAATAGGATTTTTAATAAATTCTAAATATAATTTTGATATTGATAGTTGTTATTTAGCTATAAATAATAATATATATAATGCATTCAATACAAATAATTTTATAAATTAATATATTTTAATAAAGAATGATTTCTAAAATTAAAAGAAAAAAAGGAAAATTTGATAATCTAGAAACTGTTAAAATTTTAGATACTAAAAAAATTTTAAAACATTTAGTAGATTTATCAGATAATATATTTATAAATTATTTTGATAAAATTAGTGCAGATGTAAATAATGATAATATCATAGATATAAGAGATGTTACATATCTTTTATCACATATAAATAGAGAATCAGGATATGAAAATTTAGATTATATGCCTATTATTTTTAATAATTATAATTTAGAGATTGATATTAGTAATTATATAGTTGATACTTCTTATAGTAAATTATTTAATGATTTAAGTTTATCATTAGTAAAATATAATGAGAATTCAGATTTTTTAATTAATTTAAATTTAGATTATTTAGTATCATATTATCCAGATACATATTTAAAAATAGAAATATTTTATGATTATAGTAATAATGAAACAAAAATAGGAGAATCAATATTGGGAACAGCTAATCTAAATTTATTAAAAAATAGTTATAATTTTACTAAAATAGTAAATGTAGATATATCAAGTGGTAGTATTATAAATTTTTATACAAAATTATCATATTTAAATGAAAATAATGTTGATTTATCAGATAATTATAAACCACAAATATTATTAGATAAATTAGGAAATAATATTTCTGTAATTGAAATAAATAAAACTTTACATAAAAATAATAATTTAGGAATAGATAATTCGATATCTATTAGTGAAGATTCACTAAATATCAATAAAGTAAATATATTACAAAGTAAAGTAATAAATACTCACCATAAAGTCATTTCTTATGATAAGTTTAAAAAAATATTTTATCATAATAATAGAAATTTTAAATTTAATGAAGCTTTTTATCATGATAGAATAAATTCTTTTTTAAATTGGAATATACAAACAGATATAGGAGTTGTAGGAAGATCTATAAATGTATATAATGAATTAACAAATTTATACTCTGAAGATTTAAATTCTTGTTTCAATAAATTTTCATGTACTTCAAAAATTCAATTAACAAAAAATTTAGCAAAATATCCAAATAAACTTTTTAATCATGAATGTCAAGTTACTTATAAATATTTTACTTTAGATGATATATTTAATGCTATTGAATTAGTTAATGATATATCTATGGTAGATAGTAGTGAGTTAGATAAAATAGTACCAATTGATGATATATCTCAAAATCTTACTATTTGTAAAATATATAAATCTAATACTCCATCAGTTAGAGATTTAGTTATAAATATAAATTTTATTGTAGATTTTAAAGGTATTAAAAGTAGATATAATCCAGGATATTTTTTTGAAACAAAAGAAGAATTAAGTAATGCAATAAATTTTTATATAAGTAATAAAAATAAAGCTATAAATAAATTTGGTGAAATAAATACATGGAATATTACTGCTGTAACAGATTTATCAGAGTTGTTTAAAGATCTAATTACATTCAATGAAAATATAAGTAAATGGGATACTAAGCGTGTAATTAATATGTCTAATATGTTTAATGAAGCAACATTATTTAATCAAGACATAAGTCGTTGGAATACAAGTAATGTAATTAATATGAAAAAATTATTTGCACGTGCAAGTGCATTTAATCAAGATATAAGTAGTTGGGATATTAGTAATGTAACTAGTATGAATGGAATGTTTGCAAGTGCAAGTACATTTAATCAGAATTTAAATAATTGGGATGTAACTGGTATTGACACAGATAACATGTTTTATGATGCAAACAGTATGGATATTGCTAACTACCCAAATGGTTATTCTAGTTAATAAAAAATATAATAATAATAAATTAAATTCTCAGTAACAACTTTTTTCTAATTCTCAAATCGATTTTTTCATTTTGGACATAGTAAAAATGTCCATTTTTGATTTTTCGATTTGAGAATCAACAAAAAATTCCAACATTTTCATTTTAGACGATAATGGTTTAAAATGAAAAATTAATAAAAATAATTTGTGATTGTAAAAAAAAATATATATTTTGTGTAAAATATTTAAGGATTTTTTCGGTCACCATTTTAGGGTGACTAATGGTTACTAAAATGTCCGGTAAGAAAAATGTATTTTATGAATGTAAAATATGTGATTATAATACTTGTGATAAAAAAGATTTTGAAAAACATAAATTAACAAAAAAGCATATTTTGCGGATAAATGGTGACAAAATGGTAATAAATGGTGACAAAATATCTGAAAAATCCGAATTTTTTGTTTGCGAATGTGGTAAGGAATATAAATATAAACAAGGACTAAGTAGACATAAAAAGAGTTGTATATATATAGTGAAAGAAAATAAGGAAGAAATAAAAGATATGGTATATAAGTTAATAACAGAGAACAATGATATGAAAAGTATATTATTAAAAGAGAATCAAGAATTAAAGAGAGAAATACAAGAAAAAAATAAACAAATAACAGAATTAATACCGAAAGTAGGTAATAATAATAATAATAAAAATAAATTTAATATAAATATATTTTTGAATGAGAAATGTAAAGATGCATTATCGATGGATCAGTTTATAGATAAGATAGAAGTTTCAATAAAAGATTTGATAACAACACGTGATAAAGGACAACCAGAAGGTATTAGTAATATAATAATAGAAAATATGAATAAACTTTCTCTATATGAAAGACCATTACATTGTACAGATAAAAAGAGAGAAACATTGTATATAAAAAATAATGAATGGGAAAAAGATGAAGATAAAGAGTTGATAAATGATGCATTAAAAAAGATAGAATCAAAACAATTAAAAAATGTGAAAAAATGGATGGACGAACATCCAAATTATATGAATAATCAAAAAGAACAAGAAGAATTTTTAAAACTAATAAATGAAACAAGTAAATCAGATGAGAGAAATAGAGAAAAAGTAATAAAAAATATATGTAATACAACGTATCTAGATAAATAAATAATAAAATATATATTATTATATTAATAATATGTATTCAAGAAAAAAAAAATTTACCAAAATTAAGAGTAGTTAGTTACAAAAATAAAAAACATAAATATAAATTGAATGAAAGTAAAAAGAAAAGAAGATTAGCAATAGATGAGGGAGTAATAAATGAAAGTAAAAAATTAAATGTGACAAAAAAAATAGCAGCACAAAAAAAGAAAGGTAGATTTAATATATTAAGAATATATCGTAGAAATAAAAATAAAAAAGAATGTGAAAAAATAACAGAAGATATGAAGTATATGGATAAAAAGTATAAATTAGGAGAGACAAAAAATATATGTAGAACAAAAAAAAATAAAATTCAAAAAGGAGGTGTTATATCAAAAGAACAAGCTTCAGCACTTCAACAAAGTATAAAAAATATAACAAAAACAAAGAAAGAAATACCATTAGACATTATAAAATTAATATCAGAAAAAGTATATCCAACTTTAAAAGAAAATTTAAAATCAGAATTAATTAATAAAACACAAAGAATAAGAGATAGATTAGATGAAATAGATGATTTTGATGATTTATATGAAGAAGATTCAGAAGGATGGCATTTTAAATCAGAAATGCAATGTATGGGATGTGAAACAGGAACAAGTTATAATAATGCTCATTGTAGAGAAGAAAGAGGAATATAGCGTAAAATATATTTAAAAATTATTTTTTTTAAATATATAAATAAATGTATTTTTCAAAAAACATAATAAATAAAAATAGTAAAAATTTGTATTTATTTAATACAAAATTAAAAGAAAAAACTCAAAATATTATGAAAGAAAAAATAAATAAATATAAATTAAGTTTAATAGGTAAAAAAATAGAAATGCATGAAAGTCATTCTACAGAACCATTTAATATAAAAAAAATTAAATAATAAAAAATTTAAATAATAAAAAAATTTTAACTATACTAATATAGTATATATATAATGAGTAGCAATTCTGCGAATAAATTTTTATCAATAAAAGCGCCAGAAGTAATTATAAAAAAATATTTTGGTATATTTAGCAATGACAAAAATGGTTATTTAATTTTTAATCAAGATAGTTCGAATAATATATATTTATCAAAACCTGGTTCTGAAGAAATAAAAGATGAAATTATTACATTTGATGCAAGTAATTTATATTTAATTATTGAAAACTATCCAAATGAAGATTGGCCTCCAAATTATGATTTAGCATTAGAATTTATTTATAAAAATATTAATGATTATACTCGTACTCAAAGGCCCCCAGCACCAGAACCAGCACCAGAACCAGCACCAGCAAGACCAGCACCAGCACCAGCACCAGCACCAGCACCAGCACCAGCAAGACCAGCACCAGCACCACCAGCAAGACCAGCATCACCAGAACCACCAGCATCACGAAATACTAATCAATTAACTGATGATGAATTCCGAGTACTGTGGACACGTGCGGGGCGGTGGGGGGATACAGACTTTAAAAACACAATCGAAAATATTAACATGAAAGATATAGATAGGGGCGTGGAGTTTGAGTTTGCTGCGAACCCGCTGATGAGTAAAAGTAAGTTTAATGGCAGTACAATGCTTTATAATGCAGTAAAAAAAGGAGCTATTTCAAATGTAAAGATACTACTTGAAAATGGAGCTGATCCTAATGTTAAAAATAAGAATGATGAGACCCCTCTCGATATAGCAGTATCAAATAAGCATAATTCAATTGTTAAGTTATTACTTGAAAAAGGAGCTAAAAAAAGAGAAAACAAGAAAGGCGGTAAAAATAAAAAAAAGTTAACAAAAAAATATACTAAATTTAATAGTAATAAAAAAACAAAAAAAAAATAAATATATAATTTATTTTAATAAATATATTAGTGATTATATTTATTAATATATATTAATAAATGCCTTTAGCAGCCAAAACTATATGCTCATTTAATATAAAGCTTCCATTAAATTATATAAATAATCGCGACGCCGACCAGGCCATCGTAAGCGCGCGCGCACGCACGAAAAAAAAAATTAAAACATTTATTACAGATGGTATTAGACAAATCCCACGTATAAATGATTTTTTTAGTTTAATATCCCCTTCAACAGAAAATATATTTAAAAAATATCAACAGGAAACTATTAAGTTTATATATAATATTGATGATTCTGTACAAAATTATTTTGAAGATTTTTTACAGAATCAACAATATTCTAAAGATTTAGGATATATAATTGAAAAAGCATTAATATTTGATTCATATTTAAATACTCTATACACTGATCCAGAATTAAATTTATGTGGAGTATCTTATTATAAAAGTTGGACGTTTATATGGCCAGGCGGGGTCCCGAGTGATCCATATTTATTTTATAAGGTTGGCGAAGAGTGTCCAACTAATGGACCTTTCCAACAATTTTCTAGTTCTAGTGACGAGATCTTATCCAAAAATAGTCATTTATGTATAATGCCATTTCAAACATTTGATTCTTATTGTATATTAATTCAAAATAAAATAATTAATAATCCAGTAATTATAATAACAGCAGGTACAGGATTAGGAAAAACAGTAAGAGTTCCAATTTACTTACTAGAAATTTTTACACAACCAGGAATTTTAAGTCAATTTAGTATAAGAAATTTAACACCAACTAATGAACCAAATTGGAGAGATTCAAACGTAGATAATTTAACTCCAGATTATATAGATGAAAATAGTATGATTTTATGTGCTCTTCCAAAAAATGTTTTAGTGAGAAATCAAGGTAAAAGTAAAGTAATATTAAATGCTGTAAGAGATAATTCGAATAATAGTTCATCAAATAATTTGTTTAATGGTGAAAAAATTATAGGATATGTTTTGAAAGATGACAATACACAAATGGGAGAGTATTTAAATTTTATAACAGCAGGTTTTCTAAATACAAAATTTAAAGATGATCCAAAATTAGAAAACTTTACAGTTGGGAGAAATAAAAAAAAAATAAGTTGTGTAATTGTAGATGAAGCACATGAAAGGTCATTAGATATAGATATATTATTAAAAAATTTGAAAAAAGTAGCAGAATTAAGACCAAATTTTAAAATAGTTATTATGAGTGCAACAATTAAAGCTTGTTTATTTAGAGAGTATTTTTTTGGAGAAGAGATGAAGTATGGAGAGAAATTAGAATTATGTGATGACACAGATCAAGAAACTTTTGAAAAATTTGATATAAGTCATGTAGATATGGATATTCCGATAATTCATGTAGAAAAAGATTTGACAAATTTAAAAGAATATTATAGTGCTTTACGTCTTTCAGTACCTAATTTAATAAGTAAACCGCCAACACCGCCAGCCTTACGGGCGAGCGCAACTCCATTTGTGCCCACTGGTTTATTGGGTGGTGCGAACAGTGATACAGTTAATTGTAGCAATTCTGAACAAATAAATGTTTCATTAAAATACTTAAAAGAAACTTGCATAAATTCAAATTTATTCGCAGGATTATTAACACATTTAATTACACAAATTAAAATTGTAAAGAAATATAATGAAGGATTAGAATCATTTAAAAATAGTTTACATGATAAAAGTATTGGATGTAATATTCTAGAATTTTTTGAACGTGATAATATATTGGGCCAAGATTTACTTGAAGTTAATGATGATATAATAATATTTGTTGCAGGTAAAGATGATGCAAAAAATTTATGGATGATATTATCAAATTATCTAGTATTTAAAGAGTATGATTGTTTTTATTTTGAAGCTTCAACTGTTTCAGTATTAAGACCATTTGGTACAGATCAAAAAAGAACAGGAGGCCGACAGCCGACGTGGTGGTGTGAAAAAATAATTCCTAAAAAAAATTTACCATATAGATGGCCCAAAACGAAGCCAGCATGGCAAAATTGGGATTTACCAGACGGGGAACCACATAGTAATGATAGTGACGGAAGACCTCAAATAATTATAGCTACAAATGCTATAGAATCATCAATAACATTTGAAAATTGTGGAGTAGTTATAGATAATGGTTTAGAATTAACCTCAGGATATATAACAAATTTAAATATGAATACATTATCTTTACAACCGATAGTAAAAGCTTCAGCTAATCAGAGAAAAGGAAGAACTGGAAGAAAAAAATCTGGAATATGTTATAGATTATACACTAACGATGTTTTTAACAATATGTTAGAATCAAAAAATCCTGATATATTATCAGAAAATTTAGATTTTTTATTTATAAAAATATTGGATAATAATGAAAATTTTTTAAATTTTGATTTTATAGAATCACCAACTTATAATCAAATTAATACAACAATGAATCGTTTAATAAAAGCAAAATTAATTCCAAACAATTTTAATATTTATACAGTAGTTAAAGATTTGCATCATTCTTATAAAGAAAAAATTAAAGCATTTAATAATATAGCTAGTATTAGTAAATTAGAATTTAAATTATCTAATAGTCGTGTGCAACAAGATCCATTATATTTTAATCTAGATTTAGCTGCAATAGATATTTGGTATACCACACCCGATAATAATTTAAAGTTATTAATGGCATTTTTTACTTGGATAAGTAATCGTCCGATTGATTTAGAGTCAAACTATGTATGGGGCACTATGCCGTCTGGGGATGATGTTACTAGCAAAATTATGAATGGGACTTTGCCATTTTGTAGTTTACTAGCATTATTTAATGAAGAAAGAAGCCCTTTAAAACACATATATGGTGAACCATTTAATAAGTGGATAGAAATATTTAAACAACAACAAAATTTTAGAATTAATAATGTGGAGCAAATAGACTTATCCAGTGGCTCTTTTGATCATATGAATAGTATTTTACAAGAATTTAATCAAAAATGTAACTTTGGTTATATAGATTTACATAACCGTGATAGAATTTATTTTAACACAAATATAGATAAATACATAGTGAACACGATGCGTGGGCTCACTGAAAATAAAGATTGTTATTTTTTTTCAAATATGTATTTTAATGGAGAGTTTAAATTTATGTTTTTAAATGTTATTATCTAGTTAATTGTAATGGGAGGGTAAGTAACTTCTATAGCCAAATTTGTGGGATTATTTATATTTGTATTAATAAAAAAATTAGATAAAGGATTATATTTTTGCGTAGGAAGGCGACCCACATTATCAATAGAAGTTTTATATGCAATATATTTTTTAGCTTTTAATGATTCAGAGAAGTCATTAAATAACTCAACAGTATTATTAAGTTGTTCATCATTTAATGATTTTAGATCAAGAGGTTCATCATTATATGAAATCTCCTGAATTGGTTTTTTTTTAATTGATTGTGAAAAATTTCTTAAACGGTTATTAATATCTTCTGTAGAATGACTTGACATATTTATTTATATAAATTATATAATATAAATATATAATTTATATTATATTATTTAACTACTTGTAACTGTGTTATTTAGTTTAATATTTCCTTCATTATCAAAATATAAATTTACTTTAGTATATGCAGATGGTGCGGTAGCAGATGATGTAACTGAAGATGATACGGCAGCGGATGATGTAGCTGAGAGTGGTGCTTCAAATTTAATTATTAAAGGATCTGGAGTAGTTGATGCAATAAATAAAACATTAACACCACAAAGGATACAGTAAGACACTAATGGTCTATCATTAGTTAAAATATACATATTTTCTTTAAAAAAAAATTTATCTTCATCTTCACTTTCTAAAGGTTTATTCAATAGATTCGAATCATCATCATTTAAACTAAAATTTTTGAGAAAATGAGGTTTATTTTTGTTATATTCTCTAATATAATGAACAGGTAACCAATCACCAGAACGTTTTCTTTGAAGAGCTAATGAAACAATTTCTTGATCTATTTTATTTTTGTTTGTTATTAGGGTAACTAAATTATTTAAAACCTTATCATTTTCTTTTAAATTATCATGAAAAGTTTTATTATTTTTATCATTATTTATTCGACTATTAATATCAATAAATGTTTTAGGTTGAGAATTTTCAAAATGAGCATCATTAATTTTCACACTACGATTTAAATATTTATTTGGAAGTGGATCTAAAGAACCAGCATGATCAAGACCGCTCCAATATTGTTGAACTAAATTTTTATCATAAGGATTTAATTGAGTAGTAATTTTATATTTTGAAAAGAAACCATGATTATCTTTTGATTGAGTATCTAAAAAATTACTAGTAAAAGTCTCATTAGAAATAACATTAACTAATTCAATGCCAGATTTAGATTTTTTATTTTGAAACCATGGATAGGGTGAATGAGATTTAATAATTTTATAGTCTATACATTCAGCCTTAGAAGCTGAATCAGCTCTTACAGGTAAGGGACTAAAACAATAAATTTTTTTAACATTATCATCTGGTTTAGGTAGCCTTCCAGATTTAAAAGTTTTCCAAACCCAAACCATAGTATCAGTTAAAATAACTGGATTTCTCTCAAATAATTTATTAACAAATTCAACTCCATTATCTGTTCTAGCTACAGCAGTTACATCATAAGAATTATTAGAAATAGGACAAGTAAAATTCCATTTACCAACTCCATTTTTAGAACTAATTACTTTTAAATTCATAAAAGATTGTATAGTAGTTTTTTTACTCATACCAGTCATATAAGATAACATAGTAGTTTCAGGATCATTATTAGTAAACATTCTTTCAATATTTTGATTGTAAATATAAGAATTAAACGAGTCGGGAATAGCGATATTTAAAATATAATCTAAATTTTTTTTATTGACAATATCGTTTTCTTTATATATTTTTTTATATCTTTGTGTATTAATAACTCTTGCACTTTTACTTTTGTCTGTTTTATTATCCCTTTCACTTTTATAATCGTGTAACATTTCTAACAAAATAAAATCTTTTAATAATTGTTTATAAGGATCAGATAATCCGGATGACATTTAATATAAAATAATATAATTATTTTAATTTATTAATGTATACAATGGAATTTGAATATTCACTAAATTATTTTAATAATTTTGATAAATTAATTTATCAAAAAAATAGATCAGTATTAGATGTAGCATATAAACTTAGAAAAGAATTAGATATAAATATACAAAAATCATCTGAGAATTTTATTAATTACATAATGTATTTAATAGTTTTAAATATTTTTAATGAAAAAAATGAATATAATAAAAAATATTTAAAAGAAGAAAAAGAATTTATAAATGATTTTTTAAATAATAAATTAGACATATTATTTAGTGTTAATTATATAAATATAATCAATAATTATTTACCTTATAGAAAAATATATAATGATTTTAAAAAAAATTCAGATACATCAAACAATAAATTAATAGTAAATGAAAACCCAAAAATATATTTGAATTTATTTAATTATTATAGTGTAGTATTAAATTATAATTTAAATTATTGTTATTATTTACGAATATTAACTAAACAAGTTAATGAATTATATGCTGAATATTATTTAATTATACTTTTTACTTTATGGAAAAATCCAAATTTTTCAACTAGTATAAAAGATGGAAAAAGAAATAGTAAATTAATAGAAAAAATAATTAAATTTTTACAAGATAATTATAACTCAGATGAAGAAAAAATATTAAGATATTGTTATTTTGATATACTTTATGAATTATTTAATGATTCAAATGATTTTTTTTTAGACTATTTAAATAATATTTATAATATTATTTTTGAAATAAATAATTTAGTCAGTAATTATTTAAATTCTCAAGGAATTAGAAAATTAAAAGATTTTTTGATGCAAATAAATGTATTAAATCTAAGAGAAGAGTTAAATAAAAATATATGGAATATATTAATAAAGAAGTATAAAAATATAGAAGAAATAGGATTAGAAAATTTTAATCTAGAAATAAAAAATATGATAATAGAGTTAATTGATTTAATTAGACAGGATAATAAAATTAGTGTATATGATGATAAGAAATTAATTGTATATGATAAAGATTATAAATTATATATAAAAAATTTTTCAAAAAATTTTTATAGTGATTTTAATTTAACTATAACAGATGATATAATTAATAAAAATTATAATAATATATTAATAGATTTAGAAAATGATTATTTTCTTATATATTTAAATTTATTAGAAAATTTAAAAAAAGAAGAAAAAGAAATTTCAGTAACTGAATTATATTATAATTTAAAAGATATGGAATTTAATAATTATGTAGATGAAAATTTAATAGAATTTAAATATTTAAATGAAAATGCAATATTTTTTTTTAATAATTTTATATTAATTTCAAGTAAAATAGATTATATTAAAAAAATACAATCAGGAGTTAATTTAACATGTTTTTCTGGTAATAATTACAATATAAAAAATTTATCATATAAAGATAATAATGAAGATAATAATGTTTATGCAAATACAGAAAAAACAAAAAATAGAATATCAGGAATAACGACATTTTCAAGCTTTTCATTTACAAATCCAGGATTAAAAAATATATTTTTTAATAATTATAGAAACACGTTAGAAACTGATGATAATATTAAAACTACTATTATTGAATCATTAAAGAAATAATTTACTATAAAACATTAAATATATATATATATATGGTTTTTGGTTTTTTTAGAAGTAAAACACCAGAAGAGATAGAGAAAGACCTTCGACAAAGAGAAGAACAAGAGGCAGAGAGAATGGAGGCAGAGAGGAGAGAGGCAGAAAGAAGGGAGGAGGAAAAAGAGGAAGCGGAGAGGAAAGCAAAAAACAAAAAAGAAATGAATAAATTAAATAAATTAAATAAAAATATGGGTATGTTGAATATATTTGGAACAAATAAAGATTATCTAGATAGAGATATAGATAATTATCAAGCAAAGAGAAATAATTATCAAGTCATGAGTTATGATGGAGCTGAAGGATTAGAAAACCAATTTGGGCCAATGAGTATAAATAATAATCCAAAACAGAGAAAATTACCAGGTGATGCGTTTGGCCCAGGAAGTCTTTATGGTCCTTATAGTTATGGTGGTGAAAAAAGTGAAAAACATAAGTCAAGAAAACATAAGTCAAGAAAACATAAGTCAAGAAAACATAAGTCAAGAAAACATAAGTCAAGAAAACATAAGTCAAGAAAACATAAGTCAAAAAAACATAAGTCAAGAAAACATAAGTCAAGAAAACATAAGTCAAGAAAACATAAGTCAAGAAAACATAAGTCAAGAAAACATAAGTCAAGAAAACATTTAATATAAAAAAATTATCAAAATAATAGATAATTTACTATAAAATTTCAATAGTTGGTTTATTAATTTTATTACTAGATTTTTTTACAGAACAACCTCTTAAATGTGCTGATTTAGCTGCTGCATTTTTTGCAACAAATCCACAGTATTCACAAACATATTTACTAGTTGATGTAGCATATCTAGTAGATAAATATTCTTCTAACGAAGGGATTTTAGTATCGTCAAGTTGTTTAAGAATTTTTTGATTAAAATCTTTAATAATTTTTATTAAAGTAAGTTTATTTGCAATAAAAGCTTGATATTCAGTATTAATAGAATCAAGTATATCTTTTGGAATTGAATCAACGTTTGTATCTTCTTTAAAATCATCAAGTTTAAGTTTAAAATGATCAATTATATCAATTGCAAGTTTAATTTTTTCAGGTTCATTATTAGCTTCATGAACATAAATTAGTACATTTCCATCATGTATATTAATTTCAAAGTTTTCCTTATTGGCAATTCCATAATTTTGAGAGAGAAATACTCCACAACAATTTTGAGTTTCAATATCATGAAGAAACTTTTTAACTTCTTCTTGAACGACATTTTTATTCCAATCTTTATTTTCAATTAAAATTTTAGGTTTATCTTTTCTGGAGAGAATAATATCACCGGTTTCTTTAGTTTGTCCAACATGATCAATTTGACTAGTTGGATAGAGAGAATGTAAAATATTAACTATAATATTTTCAGACATTTTTCCTTTTGCTGATGAGTTTTCAAGTTTTTTTAGAAGATCACCAACTTGAGAATTTAAAGATTGAGAGAGATTATTTTGAGAATTTGTTTTATCAGAAATATCAGAAATTTTTTGATCAAGTCTTTGTTCTTGATTAGACATATTTTGAGAAATTTGTTGTTGGGTATTAAAAAGTGAGGAAGTTAGTTTTTGATCAATTTGAGAGATAAAAGTTTGGAGAGAAGTTTCAGTGATAGAAGATTTCATAAATTTTTCAGTGTCTTTATTAATACTTTTTAAAGTTTCTTGAAATTTAGATTGAAGTTCTTGATTTTGTTTGGGAATTAATGATTCTGTTTTTTGGAAAAGAATTTGTATTTGTTCTTTAATTAATGGTTCAATCTTATCAGATACATTAGAAGTTAAATTAAGACGAAGATCATTGATATATTCTCTCTTAAAATCTGAAAATTGTTGAGAGAAATTTTGAGAAGTTTCTAACTGAGATTTTGTCATATCATTTTTAATAGATTTAATTTCAGAAAGAATATTTTGAATAGAATGATTAGAAGGGTTATTTTGAACAGTATCTTCTAATTTTTCAATAATATTAATAAAAGATATAATAGTTTCATCAAAATCAAGAGATTCGTGTTCATTAAAAAATTTTAAAATTTTAGGATTACTAGTAGAGAGAGATTCTAATTTACTTTTTGACATTAATATAAATATTATTAAATGTTTAAATCAAAATTTTAATAATATTTTAATTTAATTTTTAAGAATTTTTATGTTTTCTAGTTTTTTTACTTTTGAAATGTTTTCTAGTTTTGTAATGTTTTCTAGGTTTACTTTTTTTAAATTTCTTTTTTTTTGTTTTTTTATTTTTTTTGACTTTATTTAATTTTCTATTACCACCTTGAGGTGATGCTTGGTCATCGAGCTCATCTACTTCATCGTAAAGAGATGAGCCAACAAGTGGTGCTGTAGATGCAGAGTCAATTATTACAGCCTCAGATAGCCCCGACTCCAACGTCTCCTCGCTTGGCTCTATGAGATCATCAAGCATTCTATCAAATTCATTAGCATCAGAATTAACTATTTGAAATTGTATTATTTTTTCATTGTCTGAAGTGCTTTCAATTTGTGTTATTTGGTTTTCAGATAAAAACATGCTGATTCCTGCAAAATTATCTTTTATATTTAATTCAGCAATTACATATGGAGTTAAAATAGATGCTATTTTTCCACATAAAAGATCAGCTGTTACAAAACAAAACATATTATCAGGGAAGGAACTCGCATTTTGTATAAAAGAAATTATTTGCAAAAAATCACCCATTGTTTTAAAAGCAACTTGTATTACTTGTTTTTTAATATTTTCCACATTGTGTGGGCCTTGTATAAATTGATTTTCCATTTCTTGGGATAAAGTAGCTACACTTGTCGATTTCCCAACTCTGCCAAAACCTCCAAAATTGAACGCAAAATATTGCGCTAAGTTTAAAGCTACAGATGATGGACCACCATGTGGGTCTGTTTGATTCTTATTAAACATATATTCTATTATAGGAACTCCTGCAAAATTTAATCTAATTTGAGTTCCCGACTTGGGGAAAAGCTCTTCGCGCTGGTCTATCAATAAATTATCTTTTTGAAGGTTTGTTAATAAAGTTTTTGTTAATTTATCATCATTAGATGCATCATAATCATTAGATAAATTTTTAAAAAATCTAATATTACTTTCTTTGGCGTTATCTTCACATTTATTTGCAATATAATCTGCAAATACGGTATTATAGAATGGAATTAATGCTGTACCAGATTGCGTAGCATCTATATTTATATCTAGTAAACCAGTGCCTTCAACCTTCTTATGCACAGTGGCACGGACAAATTTTATACTATCATAAATATTATAATTATATACACATCCTAAAATATTAGCAATAGCCATAGATTTTATATTAAATATGTTATATTGTATCCAAAGAGCAATTTTCTGTGCTATATCATGTGATGTTATACCCTGATCAGCCCTCGTCGAAAAATTAGTTCTAAATTTACTAACACGAATGATCTCAGTTATTACTGATGGATCATTTAACCGAGAGATATTATAATTTTTTGAAATGATTGCTTTAAACATAGGTAAAAATGCTGTCTGATGCTTCTCTAGATTTTCGAGATTCAAAAATAGTCGTAAAAAATTACTAACTCCATCCGTGGTTTCATCGTTGGGAACAAAAAAATCGGTAGTTTTTAAGTGATCAATATAAGGTTTTAATTTATCAAGAGGAGGGGGGAAATTTCTGTTATACCAAAAATTAACGTCTTCAATACATTGATTAAATCTTAGTATAGAAAATTGTTTTTGATTGGTTTTAGAAAGTTTACTTCTTTCTTCACAGAAATCATGAACTTCATCGCAATATAATAATAATCTAAAGCCAATAAAAAATTTAGCACATACTTGAGGGTTTACTTCTTGTCCTGTTCTCTCTAACATTTCACTAAAAAGATCCATTGATAGATTCATTCTTTATTTATATATATAAATAAAAAATATATACCAAATTTGATGTAACAAAATATATTATGTTACCTTAAAATATAATAAAAAAATCACTCTAAAATTAAATCAAAAACTTAACAAATATTTAAATTAAAATATAAAATTAAATCAAAAAATTAATTAAAAATTAAATCAAATATCATAAAAACAAGAAAAA